GACCGAACAACTGTTCCACCTCAAGGGGCACAGCAATCTCCTCAGGAGATTTCAGCCAAAATGTGTAGAGGATCTGGCGACGATTCTTGCCATTATCCGGCCATCTAAGGCGTACTTACAACGCTCGCCCTGGGAAGAGATTAAGGCGCGTGTATGGATTAAAGAGGGGTCAGATAGCTACACCTTCAAGAGATGTCACTCAATCTCTTATTCGCTAGCTATTATTGTGAACCTGAATCTTTTGATAGAGAAGCTATCTAAGGATTAGTCTGCTCGTCTAACTAACTGTATTTGGCGCTTTTTGATGCGTTTCTTCATGATGTTATTTAGACTTGTTACTGATCCAAACATAATTTCGACATCTTTATTAACAATGGTTTTCAGACAATATCTAAACGGTATCATCTGTCCCTGTAAGAAAATATTTATCGGGAGGAGCCTGTTGCTTTCCCACCACCAAGTCTCGCCATGTTCCAAGAATAAAATCTTCTCTTCTGCGGTCTTGATCGACTCATAATCATAGAAACTAACTATTTTTTCGTCGGAGTTCTGTATAATCCCGATATATTCTTGAGTCTGACACTTTATCCCACTTAAGAATGGGAACTTTTCTTTGATATCTTCTAAATTAATCATATATTGTATTTATGCATTCATGATAAGAAGAAAAGTTTTTTTGGTGCCTATTATGATAAATATAGGAAAGGTGGGTACAAATGGACGTTAACTTTCACAAAGTATATGCATATGATCATGTTTGGCAGCTTCTTGCCAGAGAAGACACCTTCTGCCATTTTAAGGATAACGGGCCGATGAACAATAACACCATGCTAAAATGTCACAAGGGCATAGATAACAAACTAATATTCAGAGTGCTGGGCCCAGACCGCACGCCTGTGGACATTGCTTGCAATCAGCAAGTATATGCTCGAATTATAGACCCGGCAACGAGAGTCGTGGAGTTGGAGAAGCTTTGCCTCCTCGGCCCAGCAAAGGGCATCATCACCCTAGAGTTAGACTCGGGAGACATCGCATTGATACACGCCGGCCTCCACGAATTTGTTCTGATTCGAACAGAGGAGTTTGTAGCAGGTATACCCGACTATTATGTAGAGAAGCCTCTTTACAGCAATTTGCATGATGACGTGGCAATGCAGATAGAAATTACAGAACAAGCATTCAAGACGCCCTTGCCGAGTATTACTATAATGCCAGAAAACTGGGTCAGAGATATAGTGGTGTCGACACTTAGCGCGCCACAGCCGTGCTTATACACATCACGCATTCCCGGAGCAAGAGTGCTAAATCATCTAGGTTCAGTACACTCATTCTCAACATACACCCTAAATGCGACAGGTGTATTGGAGATATGGGGGTCCCTAGACGAGACTCCAGATGCATATCTCCAATCAACACAGTGGGCCAAGATATATCCCTCGACTATGTCACAAGACATTCAGTATGTAGGCTATACCGGAACACAAGCGTGGACATTTGCAGCAAACTTCATGTGGATCAAGTTTAGATGGTTGCCGTCACAAGAAGTTCTTGACCCCGGTACTCTAGAAAAACTAATCGTCAGGACCTAACATGACGAATCATAGTCTCGCACATCTAGACAATATCTTGCTAGAGTTATGTGCCCTTGTATTACGACGTCAACGAACTGGCGACGATAGATTTGGTATGGTTGGCGCAGCAGTGGTTGACCCGGAAGGCAGGGTCATTATGAATACAAGCTCAAAAGCGGGCAATAATTGGATTCATGCCGAACGAAATGCCGTGGGTGCATATAAAGCTAGATATGGCGACTTGCCTAAAGACTGCATAATAGTAGTCACACTAAGCCCGTGTAGTGACGAAATGCATGACCGGGAAGGAATAAGCTGTTCAGAGTTCCTAAACGACCTAAATACTGAATATGTGTATTATGGGTATAGTGACCCGACCCAGACTAATGATACAGGCAGATTTATTGAAATAGAAACTAAAAATAGTCAGATTAGAGACTTCTGTAAGTCACTTGCCGACACATTTCTCCATGACCATGAACACAGTCTGGATGAAAAGGCTGCTGCCTGGAGTAGAAAAGAAGGGAAGAATAAGACTGGTGGACTGAACGACAAGGGCGTTGCATCCTATAGAAAAGAAAATCCCGGATCTAAGTTACAGAAAGCAGTTACTACACCGCCGTCAAAGCTTAAACCAGGCAGTAAAGATGCCAAGCGTAGGAAATCTTTCTGTGCTAGAATGGGCGGAATGAAAGGTCCTATGAAGAACGACAAGGGCGAGCCAACTAGAAAGAAACTAGCACTTGATAAGTGGAACTGCGAAGAGTAGAGTATTTGATTTCCTATAACTTTTCTGTTATAATGTTCTAATGATATTAGACATTATTAAGGATGCAATTCTACAGAATGTTGGACCTCTAAAGAAGGCACCCAAAGGCTGGAACAAGCGTCATTGCATGCTATGCCATACTCAAGGGCATAATAGAGATACAAGATTTAGATTCGGAATTCAGTTCAATCCGCAATCAATTTTGTGCAATTGCTTTAACTGTGGGTTTTCTGCCGGATACACTGAGGGCAATGATCTGTCGAAAGCCTTTAAGTTCTTCCTAAATCAATTACACATTGACAGAAAATTTATAGATCAAATTGAGTTCGAGGTATTCAAACAGAAGAATAATGTAACTGTCGTCAGAGAAGGCGATTCGGATAGTCCCGAATCCTTTGATAGAAAGATAAAGCTGTTATTCCAAAAATGGAAACCCATGGAGCTTCCTGTTGGCTCCCTGCCCATTAAAGAGTGGTTAGAGCATGGCTTAGACGACCCCGATTTTATGAATGTCGTAAATTATGCAATAGGCAGGAAAATTTATAATTTAGAAGATTTTTATTGGTCACCTGATAAGTTCTTCAATGTAAACCAGAGACTGATCATACCGTATATGTATAGGCGAAAGATAGTTGGGTTCACTGCTCGACTGTTCTACGATACGCCGGACAAGTCGATACCAAAATACTTCCAGCAATGCCCGGAAGACTTTGTCTATAATTTAGACAATCAAGAGGCCTGGTCACGTAAATATGCGATAGTTACAGAGGGTGTCCTAGATGCATGGTCAGTTGACGGAATAAGTGTTCTGGGTGAAGTTGGCCAGGCGCAAGTAGACATAATAAACAGATTACAGAAGCAGGTAATAGTTTGCCCCGACAGAGATAAGAAGGGTCGGGACTTAGTCAGTACGGCGATCGAGAACAATTGGGCTGTATCTTTTCCGAAATGGAATATTGGAGTCAAAGATGCAGCCCATGCCTCAGAGATATACGGCAGACTTCTGACAACATATTCGATTATATCGACTGCAGTTTCGGGTAAAGACAAAATAAAAGTAATGTGGGACATTGAACAAAATGCTAGAGAGAGACAACGCAAGTCTTAAATAGGTGTGGTCACTAACAGAATACGATAACTATGCTATGTTCTATATTTGCGCATATATTCGAGATAAAAATTCCCCTACAGCAAAGGTGGAGACTCCGTACTATATCGGAAAACCGCCCCGACGAGACAAAGAAAAAGTCTCCAAATCTGTAATAAGAAAATATAAAGAGGACCTTGATGGAAAGTGAAATTAAAGATTACAATACCGATATAGAGACATTGTTTATTCAATTTATGATGAGCAATCACGAATTGTTTGTCAGATGTTCCGGCATCTTAAAGGATAGCTTTTTCGACAACAAACAAAACCGCGATGTTACGACAGTCATAATATCGCACTTTATGCAATATTCAACTTTACCCACAGTTGAGCAAATTAAAGCAATAACAGGAAAATCTATAGAACTTATTCCAGAGGTGGCCGCAAAGGAGGATAGGTGGTTTTTAAAAGAAATAGAACTGTTTTGTCGACATAAGGCCCTGAGAGATGCAATCCTCGCTTCGCCTAACTTATTGGACGAGGGTAGATATGGGGAAGTCGAGACGGGCATCAAGGCGGCAGTTCAAATCGCGCTGGTTAAGGACCTTGGAACGGATTACTATGCCAATCCGAAGGAACGTCTCGAGGCGATCAGAGAGGGCAAGGGTCAATGCTCTACGGGGTGGAAAACGGTCGATGAGAAACTATATGGAGGATTTAATAAGGGCGAAATAACTATCTTCGCCGGACAGTCTGGCGCAGGAAAATCCCTTTTCTTACAGAATCTTGCAGTCAATTGGGCCGAAGCAGGCTTAAACGTCGTATACCTGTCTCTAGAACTTAGTGAAAAACTTTGTGCTATGAGAGTTGATGCTATGCACACTGGATATGAAACTCGAGAAGTCATGAGAAACATTGATGATGTCCATATGAAAGTCCGGGCGGCACAACAGAGAAGCGGCGGCAGATTAAGAATTAAGCAGTTGCCAAACGGTTGCACTGCAAACGATATTCGTGCATTCATTAAAGAGTATGAGATACACTGTAAGCGTAAGGTAGACGCAATCTTGGTTGACTACCTGGACCTTATGTTGCCGATGAGTAAGAAAATATCAGCAGAAAACTTATTCGTCAAGGACAAGTATGTGACTGAAGAACTTAGAAACTTAGCTGTAGAACTAGATACAGTTACAGTTTCGGCATCTCAGCTAAACAGAGGCTCCTATGATGAAATCGAATTTGACCCAAGTCACATCGCAGGCGGCATCTCGAAAGTCAATACAGCAGATAACGTAATCGGCATATTCACAAGTGCTGCGATGAAGGAGGGCGGCAGATATCAGATCCAGTTTATGAAAACACGTTCTAGTTCGGGCGTGGGGTCTAAGGTTGATCTCTCATTCAATAACCGAAGCCTAAGAATTGCTGACTTGGACGAGGATGAGGACAATGCAACTACCGCAACAGCTAAAAATATCTATGAACAGTTGAAGAAAAAGAGTGTTGTGAAGTCTGGAGAAAAGCTAGATCCGGAATCGGGTGAAATAACTAGCATGACGCCCAGAGCTGTCACTAAAGTAAATCCCCTGGAAGGTGCTGCCGCCCTAAGGGCGTTTATTAAGAAAAGATAGATAAATAAGGTAACTAGTTGGAGATAATAATTGTCAATTAACCGCAGAACCAAGTCTATCTTAGAGGAAATAAGCTCCTACGTTCCTCAGAAGAATAAAGAGGACCTAATTGAGGCACGGGCCCAACATATAATAGTGTCTGCCATTAATTTGTTGGAATCTATAGACGAATCTTTCTCTGCTGAAGATGCTGAGGCATTAAAGAAAAGATTTGTTTCAAGTATACGCGGTGCTGATCCGAATAGATTTACTCGGATGGTAAAACGTATTAAAACTGGCACAGCCGGGGAAGAAGATTCTGATGTCAACTAACACGGCAGAATTAACTAAGAAATGGATACAGTTTCTAAAAAACAATAGGTTCGTCGAGTTAAAGCCCGATTCTTCCGGGAACCTGCGATACAAGCGTGGCGTATCTGCAGATGATCTGATAGGCTTCCTGGGTACTGCGACTGATTACGATGATAAAACTATCCGTGTAGCTGTAGCTTCGGTAAGCGCAAAGAGCGCAGGCAACAACTCACCTGCGAAACTGCAGAATACACCTAATACTGGTAGCAAGCCCGCACAGCAGCCTCAATTGCCAAACAATCAGAAGAGTTTACCAAACTATCAGATACCTAAGCCGAAGAAGAAGTACGATACGTCTTCTGCTACTGACGTGAACTACAGAGATGTTAATGAGGAAATCAAAGACTTGCCGGGCCCCCAATTTAGTGAGGATGACGTAGAGCAGGTATTTCGTATACTTGCATCAACTGCATCTTCGAAGTCCACCACCCAGCCAGCTGCCCCGCCAAAAGTTGATCCCTCCCCTGAGAAGTCGCCCGACGAAGACCTAAATAAGATAAGACGTATGATCAGGGATATCCTAACACCACCCCAGAGAAAAACCCTCTGGAGGTCACTCAAGGATGCTCAGAGCGTTAATGAGGCTCAGATATCTGACGCCGACGTCAGGGCCATAATGCAGACAGCTTCGGATATGAGAGGTAAGAAGAGTATTGGTAATGTGTTTAAATCCTCAGTCAGTAAAGAAGATTTACTCAATGCATGGGTGCAGGCGCGTCGCCCCGATGACACTAAGGACATCGAGGATCTACTGAAGGATAGGTTTAAGTTTTCAGATAAAGAAATACAGAAAACGTTTAGTAGGGTGTTTGGACAATCCTCGGATGGTGATAGTTATGAAGAGCCAACACAGTCTGCAGCCCTTACAAAACTTATGGCCTACATTAAGTCATCCGATCTATCTGCCGATGTAGTCAAGTTTATAGAAAAAGAATTCGGTGAAGAGTTAGGCATTCGGAAGCAAGGAATGATGGACAAATTTGGGAAGATGTTTGCTAAGAAAGCAACAACCGAGGAAGTTTTAGAAGTATTTGACGTCGTCGTTAAAGAGAGTGTATTATCGAGACAAAATACTGACTTAACAACCTTTGGCCGTCAACGAAAATGATCCTAAAAGAAATATCTCGCGGAATAACACACATTGAAGATTTACCAGTAAGCGAGTTTGCTCGTGTTTTAGGCAGCTTAGGGCAGTATGAGATAACTGAAAAAGTCGACGGAGCACAGATACTATTCGGAATGGACGGAACCGGCTTCTATACATCCAGAGAAACCAAGGGTGGCGCCCGCGTATATAACGAATCTGATTATGGTGTAAGCTTTTCCACCTCCTACATGCGATCGGCACACAGGCTTCTTGAAAGCTGCCAAGATGAATTGCGTGACGCCGGAATGCGATCGGGAGATCAAGTAGAGGCAGAGGTATTATATGGCCAGCTACCCAATGTTGTTCCCTATTCTGCAGATAGGAATTACTTAATATTCCTGCGTACCACCGAGGGTCAAGTAAACATTAACAAGTTGAAGAAGCAGTTAGACAGTAAGGTGGTTAGCGTGTCCCTACCGTGCCCCATTACAGAGGATGGCAGGACAATACGGATTGTCGAAAAAGATAGTGTTTGGGAGTTTGCAAGATCACCGATCATCAGGATCGCTGTAACTAACACAAACGAAAAACTAAATAAATTGATTAGGTACTTAGGTACTCGCGATGGGCACACTGAGCAGACATTTGATACTATTTTAGAAACTCCACTAAACAAGATACCCGAATGGTGTGATCGGAGCTCCTGGCAGTATACGAAGGAGTATTTGAGGGAGCGCAAGGCAGAAATACAGTTGCATGTGGATTCCCAATTTATAATGCCAATAAAGGAACGGATGTTAAGCCAACTCGTGCGAGCAACTGCCAGTAAATTCGGTCCTGCCTTAGAAGAGGGCGGCTGGATAGAAGGTGTTGTATTGCGGCACAAGACTACAGGTAGAATGGTAAAGATTGTCGATAAAGACAAGTTCGGCACAGTCCGAGAAGCAGCCTGGGCATACCGGAATGAGTTGGCAGAGTCAGCAAAGTCTCCGGATGGCAGATTAAGCTTTATGGCAAAGTTAAGAGTGGACATGGCGACGTCTATTGGTCACCCGGAGCTCGGAACTATTCAGGCTAAGGCTTATCTGAGAAAGATCGACACCATAACAGAAGATCGGGCGAGTGCAGTATCCCGCACATTCGACTTCCAAGCTGTGAGACCATATTGGGCTAACCTTTTGGAGACTCAAATCGACTTGCTAGAGGGTAGACTTACCAGCTATATAGCCAGTGCCCCTAGGCATACAGTTAGCGAGAAAGCATTCTATTCCAGAAATCTGGAGACATTCGCCGGCACATTTAAGAAACTTAGTGAAGATGTTGATCTAGTCAAGAAATCTACTAATTCTAAAGACTTACTTTTAATACTAGTTGGTAAACAGCTTAGTGAGTTGACATAATCACAGGCCCGGCAGTATAGTGCTTACTATGAAGCTAAACTACATCGTTCCTTTGGACAATGCAGCAGGCACGGCCTTGCCCAGCTGCGGCACTATCCATCGCTCGGAAATCAGGTCTACCCTGAAGAAGTTGTCGAGTGACTTGAAGTTATCATTCGATCTTAATGACTTTGTTTTAGGCTCTGCGGGAAAAGCAGAATACTCGGGGGATATTGATATTGTCCTAGACCCGAAGTTTTATACGGGCGGCCCTGACACGTTTCGCCAGTGCCTGGCCGAGGTCTTCGGCAAAGGGAATGTTGCCCGCAATGGTGCAATGATTCATCTCAAGTATCCCATTGTTCAATACAAGGAAGACCTACAAGAGGTGAGGCCACGTAATGGCTTTGTTCAGATTGACTTCAACTTTGGTGATGCAGACTGGGAAAGATTTTATCATTTTAGTCCCGGCGATAAATCCGCATATAAAGGTGCTCACAGAAATCTATCCATTGCGGCA